TTGAGGACGGGATGGTTACTTCGACTGCCCAGATCGGTGAATTGGTTGATAGACATATAATAGATGAACAACAGAGATATGCTAAGATGGAAGAAGAGCTGCAATGGTATCAAAAAGAATTAAACCTCAACCCATTAAGCTGGAGAAAGAAAAAGAAAAAGTAAAAGCCATGTCTTTTAGTGAGATCCTTTCTAGGATTAATCACTATGTAGAGAAACATACTAAATATGGAAAAAATTAATGGTAGATTTTTTAGCTGTTTACAGCGAGGCTGGGATGATCGGTATAGTGGGGGCTATGTTCGTTTATCTTGTTATTTCTTTGAGTCAGAAGAGTGCAAAGCAACAAGAATCACTTGAAGATTTGCGTATTGAAAATAAAGGACAAAGCGAGACTTTAGAGAATATGGAAGGCATGATAATTAAACTGATAGACCGTTGGAATAAATCAGATGAAATAAGGGACAGACGGCATGAAGATATGGTTAAAGAAGTTAATGATCTGTCAGACGTTATGATGGAAGTCAAGGGAAGTGTGAGTAGGATAAATGGGCGTAAGTAATATAACAGTAGCTGAATACAGAAATCAAACCACTGCCCAGCTTGTAAAATTGGGAGAACGTCAGATCAGTATTTTTAAAAGTATCCAAAGAGTAGAGAAACATATTGAAAAGCTTAATGGACAGGTAGAAGAGAACAAGACCAACTTGACCAAGATAAGTACAGTTGGTTCGATTGGCATACTCATCATGCCTGTCATAGTATCAATAATAATGAGGGTAATATAATGGAATGGTTAAACTGGTCTAATGCTGCGTATTTATTAGTAATCATCTTTGGTGCTTGGGGCACTATGGCTGCTACAAGATATCGCATTATTTTTAAAGAAATGAAAGAGGCAGCTAAAAAATATCATGAGGCTGCCAAGGATGGTAAAATTACCGCTAGTGAACAGCAAGCTATAGCAAAAGAGTGCATGGATGTACTATTAGCAGCTGTAAAACTTGTCTGGAAATTTTAGTGCCCAAGTTTGGCAAAACATCCAGAAGGCGTTTAAAGGGCGTTAATACTAAGCTTATTAATGTATTAAATGAGCTTATTAAGATTATGGATGTAACTATAATTGAAGGATTACGCACTGAAAAAAGGCAGCAGGAGCTACTCGAAAAGGGAGCAACAAAAGTTAAATATAGTAAGCACATGGAAGGCAAAGCCGTGGATGTTGCTCCGTATCCTATTGATTGGAATGATCGTGAAAGGTTTCATTATATGGGTGGTATGCTACGTGGTATAGGTCATGAAATGGGAGTAAAGATCCGCTGGGGTGGAGACTGGGATAGTGATGGAGAAATTAAAGATAACAATTTTGATGATTTAGTTCATGTGGAGTTAAGAGATTAATGTACGTAGGAGTCACATTTGAAAATCAAACATCGAGTGATTGTCTTTCCAGACATTCACTTTCCAAAAGAAGACAAGAAGGCATTTGCTTGTGCTTTAAATGTTATAAAGGTGGTAAAGCCTAATGCCTTTCTTTGTCTCGGTGATTTTGTGGAAGGCGATTCTGTTTCTCACTGGCAATGGAGAAGACGAAAACGTCCTCCTATCGAATATCAACTCCCTCTTATATGGGAAGAGATAAATGCAGTTAATGAAGGTTTAGACAAAATAGATGAAGTTCTTAAGAAAGTTAAATGCACTAAAAAGATCATGGTTCAAGGTAATCACGAGATCTGGTTTGACAATTTCGTGGAAGAGAACCCCTATATGCCTCACTTGCTCTCTAGGAGAGCTTTTAAGATAAGTGAACGTGGGTATGAGTGGCATGACTATGGTAAAGTATTTAAACTCTTGGGGAGTAAGCTCTATGTCTATCACGGAGGGCACTATGGCGGAATACATCATGCCCGAACCCATGCCTTACAGATGGGATGCAACATCATCTATGGGCACACTCATGACTGCCAGAAGTCAACCGTCCAGCATATTGACGGAGCACACATGGCACATTCAATGGGATGCTTAACGGATATGCAAAAAACATATTTAAAGGGTAGACCTACTAACTGGAGTCATAATGTTGGTATCATTGATATCTTTAGTAATAACAATTTTAATATTGTTGTATTGGATATTGTTGATGGAGTTACATCTTATGGAGGAAAGATCATAAGTGCCTAAACAGATATATCCATTACGTGACTTTAGCGGTGGTTTAAACAACCTTAAAGATGCATCTGATATAGCAGATAATGAATTGTCTGCTGCTCAAAATATAATGTTTACAGAGCAGGGAGCTATGGGCGGTGCGTATAATATGAAGGATAGTACAAATAATAAAATATCTGCTTTAAATACTACACATATTGTAGAAATTGTAGCTGGATACGGGCTTGGATATTTCGAGACTGATCATTATGCGGATGGAACAGCCAGATCTTTAGCCCTTACTGGCAATGCTGCAAATCGTGGGTTTACTTTTTTAACTAATGGTATGAGTCATGCAGTTTTTGGCTGGAGTGATGGTGATGATAAAGTAGTTTATAATACGGGAAGCAATGCTGCTGCTGAAACAGCACTTCATCTTCATACTTACTTTCCAACAGGTACTGAAATATCTTTATCTGGTATGACTACAACTACAGCTATTCAAAGTCCTGCACTAACAGATGGTCAAATTGATGGAATATATACTGTTGTTGGTGGAAACGGTACAACTATTATATATCTAGATAGGGCTACTCCAGCTCAGATCCCGACAGCATTAGGTGGTTTAGAAATAGGCGATACTTTTGCGAATGTTTCTGGTACTATTACTGGTATACTTTCTGGAGATAAAGTATTAATGGTTGGACATCCAAGTGAACATAAAATAGATATTTATTCCAATAGTTTATCTGCTTATACAGAAGATGTAATTACCTTACAGGACTATGATGCTGATAACGAAAATAGTAATATTTTATATTATAAAACCGAAGAAGCCATAAGATGCTGTGATACTAATATAAATACTATGGGTAAAGTTCAATGGTTTGGATGGATATCAAGAGAGCATTTTGTTGATAGTGTAGCTAGAGCTACTTATAGCAAATATTATGCTAAGGATAATAAGCTGGCTCCACCTACATATGGTCAATATGAAAAAGATAGTGGGACTGGACTTGCTTATCCTACTGCAGGAAAAGGCTTTAATCTAAAGTGTTTTTCTTCAGGAACTGATGGAGCTATCCCAGAAGCTACTTATGAATTTGCACAGTCATTTGTTTATGATGGCAACCAAGAATCATTGCTTAGTTTATATTCGGTACTCGATACATCTCCAATATCTACATTAGACACCACATTAGCTCATACTGATTTAAAAACACTTAGTGTTCAAGTTGGTGCTCAAGGAAATTATGATCCACGTATATCTGGCGGTAGAATATATATAAGGGATTCCAGAACTGATGATGAGTGGATGCTGCTTTTGGATATAGATCTGGGCAAAGGAGCAAGGACTTCACTACATGGGGATTATACATCTTGGAAACAAGCAAGTTCTGCTCAACACTATATAGGTGCATCTGCAACTACATATATGGACGTTTCTGAACTTAGTCTTATTACCTATGAAGTTATAAACGGATTTCCTTCTAATGTATTTTCTAATGATCTTGGTGCTAATGGTGAAAAATGGCAAGACGCTACAATAGCTAATGATAGAGTTTTTGTATGCAATGTTAGAATGAAAGACAAAAATAAGGGTGAGAATAAAATTGAAGGACATACAAATGAAGCAGATCTAACAGAGTTCCCAGATAGAATTATGTACAGTATGCCCGATCGTCATGATACGTTTCCTGAGTTCAATTATATAGAAACTGCCAAGGGAGATGCTGATTCATATAAAGCAATAGAGAGTTATGCTGATAGATTATTAGGCTTTAAAAGAAAAAGCATGGATATTATTAATATATCTGGCGATGATGTTAATTGGTTTCCAGAAGATACAAAAAGATTTATGGGCGTAGAGCATCATGCTGCTGTATATAAAACACAGTATGGAGTTATATGGGTAAATAAAAATGGATTATTTTTATATGATGGCAGGAGTATAACCGATCTTAGTGAGAATAAAATAGATGATAAGATTTGGTATGATTATGTTACCAATAATAGTATAATATTATATGATGAAGTAAAGGCTTTAGTATATGTTATAAAGAACTGTGCTAGTGATGGTGATGCTTATATGCTCGATCTTAAAAAGAGAAACTTTACATATCTAAAAGACTTCGCTCAAGATGGTATCACCAATCCAGTCGCTACAAACATTAGTTCAGATGGACAGATCCTTGTAGGCTGTGATGCTGGAAGCTCTCTTGATTTTTATCAGTTTTATATAACACCACAAGAGATAGCTAATGTAAAGTTTGAAACTAAGGAACTTGATTTTGGCATACCTAATAAAATTAAAAAACTGTATGCTGTCTATATCAGATATAAAAGCAATACAAGCCTCGCATCTCTTGTAAAGTATAGTATAGATGGTGGTGCTAATTGGGTGGCTTTTAGCAGTGGCAGCTCTGCCACAAGCACAACAATTTGGCAAAAAGGCAAGTGGACATTAACCACTCCTGCAGAGTCATCTGCTTTTATGATCCAACTGGATACAGCTAGTACTACAGCACAAGTGTATATAAATGATATTTCATTTGAATATAGAACAATGCACAAAAGGCATTTTGCATAATGGATAGGCTATCTAGATATATCAATAACCAAAAGCAGGACAAGATACAGGCTGTCAGATCACAGCCGTCTGTGTCTACTATGCGTGAAGGTGAAGAAGTATTGTATCAGGGTAAGAATAAGCCACTTAGGAGATATCGTAAGCAGAACGGCATTCTATGGTATTCTGATATGACTCGTGATGGCAATGAGTATGTAGATAAGAACCTTACTGTTAAAAATAATGCAACTATAAATAGTAATCTTGCCGTTGGTGGAACTGCAATTATAAGTCGTGACGCAACTGTAAGTGCTGCTGCAACATCTAATACTTTAGATGTTAGAATTACTGGTGCTGATGGGGATAATGGTGTGATGATTGTAAGAGCTGATACATCAACAGGTTCAGGAAATCTTCTTGGTGCTATCGGATTTGATAGTACTGATGGAAATGTCCCATCCTCAGTTCTGGAAGCAAGTGCATATATCGGAGCACGTGCTTCTCAAAACCATGGAGCCAGCGGTAAAGGCGGACATTTAGTTATTGGAACTACAGCTTATGATGATGCTGATGATACTGCATCAAATGAAGTAGCTCGTTTTACAGATGGTGGTAATTTATTGATTGGTAGAGTCGGAGAAGCGGCTTCTACTTTAGACCCAAATCTTGAAGTTGATGGTTATATATCTTTTGATGGTTTTCTTAGCCGTGCTGGTACTGGTGGACTCGATAACGGACAACACGTTATGAACTTTTTTTGGGATGGTACTTATATAGATGGATGGGTTGGCACTAATGAGGTTTGGCCCAATGAGACATCTGATTACCGTATTAAAGAAAATATAGTTGATATAAGTGATGGGGTTTTGGAAAAAATCAATGCTCTTAAACCTATTCATTTCACACAAAAAGAAATAGGTATA